TACAAGGTTATTTAAGAGCAACATATTCTGCGAATGCAGATGGCTCTTTCTGTATTGTAGGTCTACCGAATTGTACCAATGCAATTAATATTGGTACTGGTGGTGCTGCTGTTGCAGCCGGTAGTAACCCTGCCAACGTTACTGATGCTGCAGCCATTGCAGCTCAGTTCCAGTCTGGTCGAGTAGTGTCATATGGTGTCCGTGCTATCCCTATGATTGCTGCTACCTCTGTCCCTGGTCTTTGTGCTGTAGGTGCTATTGAGCAAGTCACTTACACTCAGATTCAGGCTATGACACCTAATGATTTTGTGTCATATCCAACTTCAAATGTTTCTATTGGTATTGCTGGTGCTTCCGCTTGCGGTCGTCCCATTGATGTCAATAGTTTTACATTTAATCCAGTTATTACCAACGGTACTGGATTTGCTGTTGGAACAGTTCTTCCATATTCTATACCCTATATCTCCTTTACGGGTTTACCCGCTTCAGCAACTATTATTGTTGAGTACTGTCTTAATTTAGAAGTGATAAACACTACACTTCACGGTACTGTTGCTATTGCAACGCAAGGAGATACAAATGCTACTGTTGCATCAGAATGGCCTTCTATTGAGAAAGCTTGGTCTTCTATTAAACAGGTCTTACCATCACCCGGACGTTTAGGTGAACTTTCAGCTGATATTGATGCTGGATTAGATAATATTGGTAAGTTTTTAGGCAGTGCCGCTAATTTAGGGTCTGCTTTAGCATTTGGTGGTCGTGTAGCCGGTGTATCCTTTGGATTCGCTACACGTGGTGCTGGCCGGTTAGTTTCTTCCGGTTCGCGATTACTTTTACGGTAATCAACTCCTCAAACAACAATCTTTGCCCTTGCAGGGCGAAACCGTTGTCACTGATTCTTACGCTTTCAATTTAACTAAAGAGATTTAATCTCTTTGCGTATGGGATAGAATTAGTGCTGCTGGAGCTAAACCTGTCGGGGCGGATGCCCTATGGTGTTAGACGATTCATCGACGCTTATAAAATGTTAATAAGTGTACCTTTGATAGTCAATCGACAAGTGATATATTCCTTGTAGCAAGCCCTATGAACTTTTGTGTGCACAGTAATTCCCCTTAGCGGGTAATGCCGAGTCATAGCTCACTACTACAGTGGTGTCCCTTTGTCCATTCATTAAACCTCTACAGCTATAGCCC